ATAAAATTAAAATTAATTACAGATAATATTAATAATTTAGAAGAAAATAAAATTAAATCAACAACTACAGATTCTTCGTCTGGAGATGTTGTTAGTGAAGTTTCGCATATAGCGGAAAATTTTTATTCAGGTGTCCGAACTAGAACTCCTATAGAATCACCAATTTTGTATAATAAGAAACCAAAATTGTCTAGTGTTCCAGAATCTTTAAAAATGGATTTTTCTAGAATTTTGAACAAACCGTTTTTTATTAAAAATATATCTTGGGATACGGCTGCTGCAACACATTCACAAATTGGGGTTATTGGAATACCCTCAGAAATTTTAGTTAATGCGCTAGCGAAAATTCCGTTCCAATCCGCAGCCTTTTTTAGATCAAAAGTAGTATTGATTATGCAGGTTTCGGGTACGCCTATGCATCAGGGAATAGTTTTAGCTAGCGCAATACCAAGATTAGGTACAATAGCGACGGTTGCTAGTATGAATGTAAATAGAGCCTTAATGGCGCCCCATGTGTTTTTATCGGCCAATGAGGCTACTCCTGTTATACTGGAAGTACCATTCTATTCTCCAACTAAATTACGAAACGTTGACTTGTTAAAGACTACTGTAGGACCTGAGAATCCTACTTTGGATTATGCGCAAGTAGCATTACAAGTAATGAGTCCGCTTGCGGTTGCTGCCTCTGGGACAACTACTGTCACTATTTCAATACACGCGATGTTTACAGATATGGATTTTTATGTTCCACACACCGACCCAGGGTGGGTGGCTCAGGGTTTCATGAGTGATATTCGTGCATTAGCTACAAAAGGCATTGATGGAACTTTTGGTGTAGTAAAGCAACTAGCAGGAGATTTTTTAGATACAGCAAGGCGTGCTGCTAATAATGGTTTGCAAAACTTTAGAGATGCTATACGCTTGTATACAGGATTACACGCGCCAGAGTTACCATTACTATCTGATAGATCAGCTGTTCAGTTTAGACAAAATACAAATTTAGTTGATGCTCCTAGTTTTTTCGAAAAAATGGATCCATTTTCCTCTTATACTAGAATTGTAGATGATTATTATTTTGATACTGATATAGATGAGATGGATATGAGGTTTCTTCTATCAAAACCGCAGTTTATTGGGAGCTTTAAAGTTTCTTATAATACTACCGTTAATACATTACTTTGGAGCAGACCCATAACCCCTGTGCAAATGGTTTATGATTCGCCTCCAAATAATTATACTGCTATGGGAAACACTGCTTTGAAATCAAATTGGTCCACATCTATTCTGCAAAATTTTTCATATTTGTCCAAGTTTTGGAAAGGAGGATTAAAATTACACATTCAAATGTCCGCTTCTAGTTTGTCTTTTGCCAAGTTAGCGGTGGTGAGAAATTATTCACCTGACCAAAATATGCTTGCTTCAGCTCCGGCATATACTGATGTGCAAAATTTGTTAACAGAACACGTAGAATTTTCTTGTGGTGGGCAAGTTCAGACAATAGATTTACCTTATTGTTCTGTATTATCTCAGTTGCCGTGCACATCAGATTGGGTTTTTAATGCTATACAGCATGGAATGTATTATATATTTTTAGCCCAACCATTAACGTTGAATGCAACTTTGCCCAACGATGTTAGATTTAACATATATATTTCGGCAGCGGATGATTTTACTTTTATGGGATATGCTACCCGTCCTGTAAATATTGCATATCCTTTCTTGCAGAGTAATGCTATAAGGAATGATGATGCTGAAGAGAAATTTACAGCGGAAGCTACAACTCTAAATCCAGTTAATTCACAGTTTGAGATTACTAATAAACAAACTCCGGAAATTAAACCTGATTTAGATATAGATTTTAGGCCTATAGTTTCAGTACGGGATTATATTCGCAGGTTCCATAAAGTTTATTCGCAGAGAATTAAACCAAATCAATTGTATGATTCAGGTCACATAATAAAACTAGAGATTTCCGATTTAGTAGGTAATGTATATACTACTACACCTTCTCAAGTTGGATTTCCAACTTTTGATACGCATATTTTTGCATCACCTTCAAATCCAATGACTCTTATTAATAATATGTTTTATGGTTATAGTGGGGGATATAAGTTCAAGTTGAATATTATAGGAGCTGATATTAGTGAATTGTGGTATGTTCCACCTGATTATTGTTTTAATAAAAATACAAATCGCTGGAATTCAACTTATCCAGTTCAGGATGGAGCAATTTCTGCTCCTATTGATGAAGCTATAGTAGAATCATTTAGGTTCCCATCTGGAGCAGCATTGCTTCTTAGTAGAGATAATCCCCGTACATCAAACCCCACAGTAGAAATAGAAAGGCCAAATTATGGTATAGGAACGGCTAGTGCGTTATTGTCAGAAGAAAATACTGTTAATGTAGCCCATATGTTTGAGTGTGAAGTACCAAATATGACGCCTTTTAGATTTGTTGCGAATAATAATAAATATTTTCATGGTACCACGGATAGCACATCAATGTGTGGAGGAGATATGGGTTATTTCTTAATTAGGATTGCTCCTCTTTATTATGCGGGGGAAAATCGCGATGCTATGATAGAAGTAATGGTTGCTGCTACCGATGAAGGTAGATTAGGATATCACTGGAATGCTCCTGTTTTAGCTTTACCAGTTATACCGGGTCCGGGCACAGGTGATAACAATTATCAAGTAATACCAGCATATAATCGCAATAATTATAATCCTCCTTATGCCTTGGTTGGTACATTAGCTCCAGGCGCC